TTCAAAAACTTCTTCATCTTTTTCAGTTTGATCTTGACCTATATCAACTCTAACTTTTTCACCTTTTTCATTAGTAAATTGTAATTTTTTTTTATCTAGTTCAACTTCCATTATGTTTTTTTCTTTTTTTTAATTATTTTACTTCCATATCTTTTTGACCTTTTTTTTGCAATCTTTGGTTTATTAATGTGCATCCATTTTTTTTGTTTTTCTGATCTAAAAGGCATTATGATTTTTTATATTTAACTTTAATACCTTTTTTCTTTGCAGCCATTTTAGCTTTTTTCATTCCCGCTTTACTATATGCAAATTTCTTTTTTCCGACTGTTGGCATAATTTCTCCTATGTGTTTTTAATAGAGTGAGCTTTAGTAATACATCTATCAGCACTAAAGCTTCCTCTATTAATTATTTGCTTTTTCTTAAAACCGTAAGTGCCTTTAGGTTTACGAGTAGCTTTAGCTACTTTTCGTCTGCCGGCCATAGACATTTTTTTGCCAGATTGTTTTCCTCTAGTCATTCCTAGTTGTTCATCTTTTCTAGCATTGTATCCTTGTTTTTTCATATTAGTATACCTCCTGGTTCATACCATACTTTCCTATTAGTAGATATAAAACAAAAATATTGAGATTGAAAGCTTTAAATTTTGGATAATTTTTTTCGATTGTACTTTTTTTTATTACGAACTATCTTTTGTTTAAAATGTCTTAATTGTTTCGCAACAGGATTGCGCTTTTTATTCACTTTCCTGTTTAACCTTTTTGTAGATTAACCGCAGAAGAACCTTTTGTGCCTTCTTCAACTTCAAATGTTATTACTTCACCTTCAGCTAAACCGCTTAAACCAGCGTTCTTTACTGCTGAGGAATGTACAAAAACATCTTTAGCATCATCATCTCGTGCAATGAATCCGTACCCTTTGGTAGGATTAAACCACTTAACTTTACCTTTTATAGTCATACTGTTTCCTTTTATAATAAATTTATTTTAATATCTACTTCCTGAATCATAGTTTCCATCTGTATAATCATGTTTTAATACTTCTATTATTCTAATACGCCCAGTTGTTTCACCTTTTTCTTCAATATATTCTACTTTTGCTTTTATATCTTTACCACAAGCAAACTGAACTCGTTCAGGCTGAATAGTTCTTTCTGCCACTCTTTTATTTTTTAAACATTCTGCCATAGAAGATTGATAAGTGTGTTCTACTAACTTACCCTCCATAAACATGCAAAGTGCTACGCATAAAATTACTTCTTCCATTAGTGAGTACCTCCATTACTAAATTCTCTTTGTTTATCCTTTAGTTTTTCTACATCATTTTGTAGTTTTTCAACAGCTTTATCTAAAGCTTTTATATTAACATCATTATGGAGCATACCATCAACTCTTAGTTGTAGCTTATCTGTTTGTTTATATAATTCCTCAATCAACATGAATTGTTCTGAGTCAGCCGGAAGACTTCCTAAAAGTCCACGAGGCCATTTTATTCTGAACTCTGAATTCATTTCGAGATCCTTCTCCATAATTTGTAGTTTAGTTGCGTGTGTATTTAATTTTTCTTGAATGCCAAAAAAAGCCCAAGTTCCTATTGCAACAAGTGCAATGAGGGACGCTACCGTTTTCATCGGCATTTGAACTCGTGCTTCATCTGAAATTTTAAGTGCCATTAATTTTTTTACTTAAATTGAAAAAAGCCAATACAAGCTGCTATAATAGTTCCTATACCAATTAATACCGCAACTGCTCCTTTACCTCTTGATACATCATCTGAAAGTTTAGATACTTTTTTATTTAATTCATCTATGGCTTTAATTAATTGTTTCATTCTTTCAGCACATAACTTTTCATGAGAAGAAAGTCTAATACCTAAAGAAGTATTTACTATTGAAGCAGATGATTTTTTTGCCATAAATTACCTTTTTTTGTAAAAGTTATATAACAAAAATTATAAAATTAAAAGAATTACAAGTAAGCCTTTTTTAACGACCAAATGGATTACCGCTTCCTTTGCCTGCAAAACTTCCACTTGTGTCTGTTCCATGTGGTCCATCAAATCCAGCATCAGAAGTAACTCCTTGATCTTGATTAGTACCTCTCCAATCTGGTTTATCTTTATGAATATTAAATCCCTCATCTCCTGGTTGCGGAGCATTATAAGTCATCATATCTATAGTATTAATATCACCTTGTTTATCCTTATTAGTTATATTTTCTATTCTTTCTCTTTCAGCTTTATTAATAGCTCCTCCTGCAAAAATTGGAAGAAGCCAAGGCGCTACTGCTGTTACTAAACCAGAACCTCCTGCTAATGCTGCTGCACTTCCTCCTATTCTCATTGCAGTTTGAGCACTTGAGGGTATTCCTAAATTATTTTCTATCCAACCATTATATGCAGATATATTATTATTTACTGTATTTTTATAATTATCAATTTTATTTTCTTTATCAAAGTTCCATTCAAATTTTCCTTTTTTTTCTTTTCCTAAATCAGGAAAATAATCTGATTCTCCTTCTAAATCTTTTAATACTTTATCTCGTTTTACTTTCTCTTCCCAATCTCTAATTTTTTTTTTATCTTCAGGATCATCTTTAGAAGTTTCTATAATTTCTTTAGTAAGTTTAGAAGTATCTACACTATCAGGTTGTTGTGCTACTTGACAAATACCATTTACTGACATTCTTCCATCTGAACATACAAATTCATTACCTTCTTGATAGTTATATAATAAATCGTTAATAGTTCCCATATCATTTACCTTGTCTATTATATTTCTTATACGACCTTTTTTCACTTTTGTTAAGATTTTTTTTATGTCGTCTAGGTCTTTTGGGAGGTTTATCTCGAGGAATAAAGCTTGTATACTTTATCCGAGCCATTATTTATTCTTATATTTGTTCCACTTTTTTCTTCCAACTGTATCAAAAATTCTTTTATTTAATAATTTTGATTTTCTTATATTTCCGCCTGTATCTTCAAGTTTTTTAAGTAATAATTTATCATCTATTTTTATTACTTTAGCAACTTGAATATTGCCATCATCATCAAAAGTCTTTTCAGCTTTCGTTGCTACAAAATTATCTTTTTCGTTTCTTGACATTTTTCTTTACTTTTTTTTTAATCTTTTTAGGTGCTGACATTCTAGAGTTTTGTAATCTTCCTTCTCCTGATCCTGCACCGGCAGTCATTTTCATAATTAAGCCTTTAATTTTTTAATTGCAGCTTGATTATCTTTAGCATAAGAATTAGTACGTTCTTCTTTTGATTTTTTTTTCTCATTAGCTTTTACTTGTGTATCAAGCGCACCCACTGATTGTTGAATATCCTGCCATTCATCAGAACCTAAAGAACCTGTCGATTCAAGAAGAGGTGGATTACGTTTTGTCATAATTAATCCTTTTTTAAAGCACTAATCATTTTCTTATTATATGAAGAATAAGAATTAGTTCCAGATTCAACTGTCTTTTTTAAATCTTTAACAGCATCAAGTTCACCTTTGTGAGAAGGTTCTTTATCCAGTAAAGTTTTTATATCTTTCTTTGAAACCGGATATAGCTTTTTAGCTTCCGATTTAATTTTTTCTTTAGTAGACATAATTAACTTCTTTTAATTTTTTTAATAAAAGATTTATTATCAGAGTTAAAATTTGAATTTCTTTTTAGTTTAGATATAAAAGCTCTGTTATCACCATTGTAATCAGAGTTGCCTTTAGTCTTGTCTTGAATAGTTTTTTCAGCAGCTGCATCCATATGTGGTGGATGAGCTTGTGGTCCAAAACCTGCAGCAGCTCCACTTGAATTGTACTGAACAGGTGTTCTAGTAGTTTTCTGTGTAGTTGTCATTAGTAGATTCCTCCAGTTATATTTAGTTTTTTCATGAAGTCTTTTTCTTCTGCTTCACGTCTTGTTTGTTGTTTTACTACTTCATCGTCCGGATTCTGCATAGCTTTCTTAATCATCGCTGCAGGTTCAATAGCATCAGGATTTTTTTCGTAAAATCTAGCATTAGCCTTTTTAACATCTTTTACACTAAAGTTTTCTGTAGTGTAATTAGGTTCTTTGCCTCGTCTAGTAAATGGGTTACTCATTTAAGTCCTCCGTTGTACTTAATTTTTTATTTAGTATACCTTGAAAACATGACTGTGTAAAGGTCGGAAGTAACATTTCGCTAATAGGATTTTTATTATGGCCAGTAGACCATGATAGACAGGGAGTTCCCCTCTCATCCCATGCTACTAGAGCATATCCTTTAATATCCATTTTATCAGTTATCTTGATACATGCCTCATGAAAAGCATTAATTACTTGATCATTTTGTGCTTTTTCGATTTGTTTAGGACTAGGAGGCTTTTGTTTAATAGGTCTATACCTATTAAGAGTAATAATGTTTGTTTTTATAGCTGCGTTTCCGTTGTTTCCTCTGTTCATAATCTTCATCTTCGGGATCATCAGGATGAGCGACTAAAAAGCCATCACGAATACGCAATAAAGCTTGTACACACGTATCATGAACATCATCAAATTTTCCATAAGGAAAAGCTGCTGATTCCTCTATGACACTTTTAGTCCAATCTTTATCTAAAGTAAACACTAATCCGCCTTCGAACATTGAAGCTACCGAGTGCGTTCTAGATACCTTATCTCTATCTGGACTATAAGTAATTACAGGAACTCCTGATCTTCTCATATCTTGTATTAAACTCTGGCCACTAGCTCTTTTTTCTATTAATACTTGATCAGGATACCATTTCTCATAAGCCTCTTGTGATCTTTTTCTTAAATCGGGATATTCTAATCTTTCTTTCCATGCGTCTAATAATAAACATGCAGCATAAGGTTTATTTTCTTTATCTCTTTCTGTATAAACTCCCCAGGTAGTACATGCAGAGAAGTCAGCACTATCTTTTGTAGAGAAGGCAGTATCATAAGATTGAAGAACATATGATAAAGTTGGAATTTTATCTTCTGGATATATATTCCACCAATCTCTTTTAATAATGGATCCTTCATCACCTGAAGGTTGCTGTTGATAAAGAGCTGACCATACTCGTTCTCCTACTGTACTTTTAATTTTTTCTAAAGCTTCTTTAGGATAAGCTTCAGGCCATAACGCATTTCCTTTTGAATCAATAGCAGGTAAATCTAAAATTTTCCAATCTTCTTTACTTTCATTTAAAATATGACCAGCTAAATCATCTTGGTGCCATCTAGTTTGAATTATAATTATTTTTCCACCTGGCTGTAATCTAGTATAAGCGACTGACTTATACCATTCGATTAAATTTTTTCTTTGAACTTCTGACTCAGCGTCCTCTCTTCCTTTTATAGGGTCATCTATAATTAATAAATGCGCACCTCTACCTGTAATTGCTCCTCCTGCACCGACAGCTGAATAAGTTCCACCTTGCATTGTATGGAATCTTTTAACAGAAGTTGAATCTGCTCGAAGGCCCACGTGTGGAAATACATTATTAAAGTCTGGACTAATAATTTGATTACGAACCTTTCGTCCAAAGTCATCTGCTAGTTCTTGAGCATAAGTAGCCTGTATAACAAATTCATTAGGATTATTTCCTAGATACCAAGCTGGAAAGAACTCTGAGCATAACATTGACTTTCCATGTCTTGGTGGCATAAAAACTGCTAGTCTAGTTATTTCTCCTTTTTCTAAAAGTTCTAGATTTTGAGCAATTAATCTTATATGAGCAGGGTCCTTATATTGAGGATATATATGTGTAGCATATTGTAATAAAGTTTTACGAGCTTGAGAAGTAGATAGTATCTTATTTAAATGTTCTACTACTTCACCCGCACGTTTATCTTTAGTTTTTTTGTATATCTGAATAGCTGACTTTAACTGTTCCTTGATCTGGAGTT